ACCGAGAACCAAGTATTCCGTATGGAACAATCTGGTCTCGGATTTGTTGAATCCGAAGATGACAAAGAACTTAAGGTAAATATTTCAAATAAAGAAGTAGACCTTCTTATTAAAAAATATAAGAAGATGAAAAAAAGCGAGCGTTCAAACTTAAGTCACATTAAGAAACTTGATGCTTGACAAGTGTTTTAAATAGTATTATGATCTCAACATGTAATTTTTAATCATGTATAAACCATACTCACCAGAGTGGCACAGATATAGATATCTGAAAGAAGCCATTGACAAGTACATTGATGACTATGTTGAGAACGATATCATCGTGAAAGATATCGTTAATATTATTGGTGAACGCCAAGAAACGGCGCACAAAGAGTATCTTAAATTAGAAGATTTAGAACTTAGAATCCGAGAGTAACTTATGCTTTCTACCCAATATAGACTTCGCTTGGAGTCCATTTGTCGT